ACGATCCCCGCCAACGGCTTCCTGCTCGTGTTCGCCAGCGGGCGAAACGTCCGAACACCGACCGGCGAGCTTCACACCAATTTCAAGCTCGACCCCGCTGGCGAATACCTCGGCCTGATCGACAACACCGGCGCGGTCGCCTCGGAGTGGGCAGACTCGTTCTACTTCTATGCCATCACCACCCCGGGCTCCCTCAGCGGGCCACTGCCGTTCGGTGGCTCGACCTACGCACAGGGATCGCTGGGTTGCGGCACCTATCGGGTGTTCGTCTACCAGCAGGGCGGTCAGATCCGGCTCGGGGAGCTGGATCCACTGACCAGCCTGACGTTCACTCGACTGCGGGACGACATCAGCTCCTGTGACGTGTTCACCAGCGGCTACTCGACCGACTGTGGTGCGTTCTACGCCACCCTGCGGTGCTGGATGCACGAGCTGGTGGTCTTCCGTGACGGCGTGCGGGTCTGGGAGGGCCCGATCACCCGGATCGGCTTCACCTCCACCTCGGTTGAGATCGAGGCGAAGGACGTGATGGCCTACGTCTACCGCCGGATCATGCGCCAGGGCTACAACGACGCCTACCGGCTGGTAAAGCTCGGCACCGGCGGTCAGCCGAACGAGTATCTGGGCCTGCTGAGCGCGGTGAAGCGGGCATCCATGCTGATCACCCAGGGTCTGGCCCCGTATGACCCCAACGTGCTGCCATATCTGACCACCATCGAGTATCCCGACGACGCGCTTGAGTCTCGGGTGGTGGCTGACTGGTCGCGGAGCGTCTGGGAGGAGGTCGACGACCTGGCGGCGACGGCTGGCATCGACTACACCACGGTGGGACGCCGGATCATCGTCTGGGACACCCACCGACCGATCGGACGGCTGCCGGAGCTGCGAGACGGTGACTTCTCCGACTCTCCGATCGTCACCGAGTACGGAATGCAACTGGCGACCTTCCTGGGGGTGACCAACGGCTCCGGTGTGGTCGGCTACACCGAGGTGGCGGCCAAGACCAAGCCGTACGGGCCGATTGAGATGCTGGCATCGTCCTACAGCGACTCAGCGGCAGCTTCTGGTGAGGTACAGACCCCGGAGGCACTGGCGAAGATGATCGCGGCACTGACCGACCAGGCCAAGCGCAACATCTCGGGTCGCTGGCCGGCTCCACTGATCGTGCGGGTGCCGGACAACACCACGCTGAGTCCGAAGGCGAATCTTGGCTTCCAGCAGCTCATCCCGGGTGTCTGGATGCCGCTGCGCAGCGTGAACACACCACGCCAGGTGGTCCAGTGGCAGAAGCTGGACTCGATCAGCGTGGACTTCGACGAGAAGGGCGAGAAGGTCCATGTGGTGCTTTCACCGGCACCCAATGGCGGCAACGATCCGGATGCGGACGCTGCGGCAGCGGCGGAGGCTGACTGATGGCTGGATCCAATTCGTGGAGAGTCCAGCAGAGCGGTGCTGACTGGATGCGGGACATCGAGAAGCGCATCCTGCACGAGGAGCGGCGGCCGAACATCAGCACGGCATCGGACCTGCTCGGCCCTGGCATCGCGCCGTTCAGCGTCTTTCTCCAGGACTGGAACGCCGCCGAGACCGCGTTCAACGGCTTCTTCCACTCCGAGCCTGGTGCGATCAACGCCCCGGATGGCGAGAAGTACTGGATGGGAACCAGCCAGGCCACCTTCGAGGGCTACGGCACCCAGCGGGTCAGTGAGTACCGAGCCGAACCGCCGGGGAGCCAGTCGGTGGCGGTCTGGGTGCGCGAGTTCTACACCGTGTCCGGTGCTCAACGTCAATTCACGACCTGGCGAACAGCCTGATGAAAGGTCCACCACCATGAAGTGCTCTACGCTCACCCGAGGAGGTGGCCTCTGATGCCCACTGGATGCTGTGGCGGAGGAACCTGCGCCTGCAAGATTGTCGCCGAGAGCGACGGATCACTGACGATCACCGGCTCTGGGCAACCGAGCGACCCGTTCGTCTTCTCGATGGATGCCGTCCGGGCCTCGACCCACAACATCACCTTCGACACCATCGCTGACGGCGAGGGCACCGACGCGAGTCCGTGGACGGTGGAGACGGTGTTCGCCTCGACAGCGAAGCTGGACCACATCCCGGATGTGAACGCACCTGGGCCGAGCAACGGTCAGGTGTTGGCCTGGAGCAGTTCGACTGCCCGCTGGGTGGCTCAGGCTCCGACGACGGCAGCCACTGGGGCGGTGCTGCACGACACCTCGCTGGCTGGTGACGGTTCGGCACCCACACCACTGGGCGTGGCACCGATCACCGCCCGGCTGTTGGGTACGTTCTCGACTGGCCTGGGGCTGTCCGACCTGGGGATGACCTCAGTGGTGCAGCACTTCGCCAATGCCTCGGGGCGGACCACTGCCATCACTGTGCCGGTGCTGAACATGCTCACCATGCTGGACACCAACCCCGGGGTGATCGAGTACTGGACCGGCTCACAGTGGTCGGTGCTGCCGAACCAGACCACCTGGTCGGCACCCGATGAGTTCATGCAGATGTCGGGGCCGTACTCGGCCGGCCTGCCAGTGACGGTGGCCATCATCCAGCTCGACACCACCAGTGACGACCTCGGTGTGATCGACGTGCTGAGTGCCGATGACCTGATCAACAACTCGGGCGTGCTGTCGGTGACGGTGCAAGAGACGGGAGCGGTGGCCTGGAAGGCAATGGTCTACCCGAACACCGACCGAGTGTCAGCGATCGCCTACCGACTGACCGATGGGACACCGATGGGTGCGCAGCCCGTGACTGCAACGATCCAGGCGATTCTCTACTGATTTAGGTCGGACCTAAAACAAAGTCTCGCTCTGGATCATCGGCACCTGCTTGTTCAGGTGCCGCTCGGTCTCGTCGGCGAGCTGTCGCCACAGCAGTCGATCGTCGTACTCGTTGTCAGCATTGTCTGCCTGAGTCTTGAACCAGGCGAGTTGTGTTTTCAGGCTGGGATCGCGGGTGCCAAGCCTGGCCCTGGCCCGCTCAATGTCCTGCAGGTGGGCGTACTTCCAGCCCTCCACGTCACCCAAGTTGCCAATCGGGGACTTCTGCTTGCAACGACAGATGGCCTGGCAGTGCTCACGGATGCCGACCATTCGAAACTTGTGATTCGTCACCACGACAGTCACTCACCTCACTGGGCGGATATCCAAGCGCTCGTAGGGCGGTCTTTCGTAGGACACGTAGCCGCCGCCGATCTTGATCCACTTCACCGCGTACTCACCGGTCGATCCGTGCACGCCCTTCAGCGCAGCCTTGGCCTCGTCCTTCATCTTCCGAGCCGAGCGCTCCAACTCCACCGCCTGTCGCATCATCGCGATGGCGGCCAGCTGTTCGTTGTCGGTGATCAGGCCCTGAGTGTCCGGGTCACCGCCTCGGCAGTCGGGAGCGAAGCCGCAGGCGGCATAGCACATCTCGCGCGGGGGTTCCTTGCGGGCGTGCTCGCCGTTTTTAAAGGCATAGACCACGTCGTCCAGCCACAGCGTCGCGGCGTCCACCATCCGCTGGTCGAACGGCTCGGTGTGCACGTACGCCTCACGCTCCCGGGCTGAGCGGTCGAACCAGATGTTGCTCACGGTGATGTCATCCAGCGTCAGCCCGTCGTCGAACAGATGTTCCAGCCATGCCGCCTTGGCGTAGCAGTGCCGCTGGAACTGCTGCTGCTGAGACGGGCCGGTACGCCGGACCTTGCCCAATCCATCGCTGGTTTTCACATCGATCAGCCGGCCCTTGGGGTCGATCAGATCGGGGTGGCCGACCAGGTTGAAGGTGCCCGAGTCTCCGTACAGGGTGATGGTCACCTCCGACTGCCTGATCATGCCCGGGAAGGCTTCCATCACGGCTTCTTCTATGTGGTCGCCTAAGGCCGTGCCGATGAAGGCAGGCAGGTGGTCCACCACTGGCTCAGCCTCACCGGCAATGTGGCGGCGGACTCTCTCGGAGCAGAAACCGAGGTCCGAGACACCGACCCGGTGGGCGGAGGACTGCAGCGACCGCTCGGTCTCGTTGGTGGCTCGCTGGACAGCGGTGTAGAACTCTTCGGCCAGCCGGTCCTCTTCGACAGTCATTGGCCGGGGGGCCATCTGCTCGATCAGGCTCAGATCCATCGTCATGAAGACACCTCATGGTCGCGCTCCCAACAATCACA